AAACCGGACTTTATCAGACTCATACCACCCACCCTCTGTAGTGTAACGAGTGTTTTCGCGGTTAACTCCCGGTTTTAATTGAAGTTTTTTAAGTGGCATAACTACTCCACGTATTCCCCTGTTTTAATTAAGTCAGTAAGCTCTAATGCTCTACCACCCACTTGTTTAGCCCAACGTGAGTCTAGGAACTCAGTAGCAGCTTCCGCATAATCTCCTGATTCCATAGCCGCCAGAGCACGTTTAAAACCTCTCAATCTTGTTGCTCCAAGATTAAAGCCAATGTCAATCATTGCATCTTTACGTACATCATCTAGTGAGTTAAACCAAGAGTACTCTTCTGCTAACTCCTTGATAACACGCTCAATATCGTTCTCAAGCAAGTATTCTACTTCGTCTTCAGACAGCCCTATGCCGCCCCGTTGGTCAATATTCCTACCTACCCCAACAGTAATTTTTCCTTCAGAACACTCATAAGCATGAGTTTCCACACCTTCATGGCGCTTTAGCATGGCAATTAATTTTTTCATCTTACTCATTTCGTACTCGACCCAGAGAACCAAAAAGCTGCCATAGTCCCCAGAATCCCTGATAGCTGGCCTAATACCAAGCTAATTATGGTTTCGTCATTTTGATCGTGAGGCATAATAGTTACGGCCATTACATACGCTCCGTATAACAGTAACGCCAATATTCCAAACACTTTGGGTGTCCAATCGTTTTTGAAAGTTTCTCTTGCGTGTTGTCTGTCTTCTACTTCGGTTTTAAACGACTCCAGATCAATTTCCATTTCTCGGATACGGTCTTTAAAATCATTATCTGCTTCCTTGAGAAGCACCGCTTTCTCTGGCTCTCGCTCGATAATGTCCTCTATCTCATTAGCCGTAGCATCTGGTACACCTAGCTTTTGTGCGGCCATCTTGACAGCCATACCCGCCATTGGCCCACCTGCTGCACTGGCTATAGTAGGGGCAAGAGACTTGAGTAATCCACCTAATTTCATTGCAATAATAAATACACTTTTATAAGTGCCTCTAGTTCGTTAATTACTTTCCCGTGGAGTCTTCCTCCACGATCTCGTCAATCGTATCACAAACGTCTGGGATTCGGATGCCTGTCGTAACCTCAGTGGTGACACGCCCTACAGCCCGTATGCCTTTGTAGACACCGGAGCAGTATAATTCCTTGTTGGCTATCATATCCTCGGATACGGAGCATCCCGCCATTAGTACACATAACGCAGCGATTCTAAACATTTTCAACCTCGTCAATCATTTTGTTGAGTTCTTTAAGTTCTTCTGGATTAAGTATCTTATCTTGGGCATCTAAGAATACACCTAGTCGCTCTTTATACCCTTCCATAAAATGGTCAGAAATAGCATCTTTCAGGCTTCTGTCTTCCTTCCTAACTTCTTTTGAAGGGTTTATGTAATCTTGCATGGAATTAGCAAAGTACAGCATAGTCTGCGACCTAGAGGGGCCATAGCAAAGGCGCGGTATACGTGCCACCATATCTGAACCTTGCACACAAGAAATCTGGTTATCCAGTTCCATAGGACGCTTGAATCCTTTGAAGAACACATTAGGTTTACCAAAGGTTATCAGATTGATATTAGGATGTTTTTTCCACAATTTAGCCGCAGTTAGCTCTGCTAACGCTCCACCAAGACTGTGCCCACATATTAAAGTGCGCTTCTTCATGTCTAGGTGCTTCTTGACTTTACCCCAAACAGAGGCATGAGCTGCGGTAAACCCGCCGTGGCACAACCTACCTACGTAAGGTACTGGTACTACTAACGCATCGGTAAGCCAGTCACGCCCCTGTTGCGTCCCACGAAACGCTATGATGTCTATGGATTTACGTTTTGCTACATAGACTGTAGTAGAAGTAAGTTTACTTTCTATCTTTATAGAATCTTTGTTTTCATCATTGTAGGCTTTCATCGCCCAACTACACGCCATATTAAGTAAAACGGGGTCTAGTTTCATTACTCGCCACCTATTCCAAAAATTAAAAATATTGCACCAAAGATAAAAATAACCGCCCCTACTACACATGCAAACACTGTTGCTAGTTGTCTAACTAACACATCTTCTTCTCTTTGAGCCGCTGCTTTTTGTTTTCTTTTAACTTCTCGTTTTTTCTCAATTTTAGCTGCCTCTGCCTTAATCTTGACCCAACGATGCGTTTGACCTTTACGCGAATAATGATCGCGTATTTTATCCATCATCTTTTCAATGCGTTCCTGCTGTTGGTCAATTGTGATGGCTTCTTCTAGCGCAGAGCCTACCATCAAATCATCGTTACCTGCCTGTCGAGCTTTAGCTATATGCTCCTCGACTTTTTTCTTTGCAGTGAAGAAACGGCCTACTTCTCCCGCCATGTCTTCAACTTCTTTCTTCTTAGCAATAGCGCCCTGCACAACAACAAACGCAGAGTCTAAGGCTTTTATTGCAAGTAGAGCTTCACCGATCATTTGTACCACCTGCTGTCTTCATCTGCATTTATTGGCTGACAATATGCGTTAATATCAGGGGTGTCAGGCTGTTGTTTTATTTTTTCAGCAAAATACAGACATCTATTTATATCCTTAAAGCACAACGCCTGTTCGCAAGAACGCGATACATCTTGCCCTCCAATACTTATTATCAGTATGAAAAGCACCATGCTGCATCTCTACAACGCTTTAATACGGTCTATTTCAGCTTGGACTGCATCGGTAAAAGTAGAGCTAATATTAGAATCAGCTTCATAACGAGACTTTTCCGCTTCAAGCATACTTGCCGCTGGGTCAACCCAACCGCTTACTAGCCCCCATGAACTACCATCATAGGTATGCTTACCAGCCTTATATCCGTCAGGAGCAGTAACGCCTGTGTGCAAAGTAGCATTGCTACTATTAAGATCACCGATGTCAAAATTGTTGTCACCGTTATTTCTAACAGTCGCGTTTGGTGTTGCTGAAAGATCGACATTAACGCTATCGTCAAATAAATAAACGCTTACGTTGCCGTCATTTCGTGTAATAGTCTGGCTCATTACGAGTCTCCGTTTAATAATAGTGCTGTTGTTGAAATCGCTAACCCTGCTTTAACGCTAGGGCTACCTGCTGAAGTATTAAATGTGCCGTCTGGCCGTACATAATAGTTAGAACCAGCGGTTAGACTTGATAACCCTGTCACCGTACCACCTTGAACTATTACGCTACCCGCTGCTCCTGCACCCAATGCGCTGTCAGCTATTCCTACAAAGTTAGTTGCAGTTAAGTTTGTTGTGCTGTAAGCAGGGCGATAGGCTTGGAAATACTGTTGGTGCGAACTGGATACATAAGCATTACTAAAAATACCAACGTATTCGGTGTCAGGATCATACGACAACCCAATTTCACTCCTTTGGTTTCTTGTGTAACCTGAAGGACTTCCTGCTGTTAAGGTATTACCAGAACAAGTTATAGGGTAGATATTAAGATTATTACCAGTAGAATCAGAATAAAGAAACAACGTTTTCTTTGCAGTGGGGTGGTAAATTATAGCTCTACCTCTTGAATTATTACCACGAGATCGCGTTGTCTCTCCACCACTAGTACTTATGCCAGAAAAATCACTTGCCGCCAAAGCTGTGCCAATGGTAAACGAACCAGAACTTAGTTGTATAGCCATCGCTTGATAGGCGTTTGCATCTGCGCTTCCGCTACCACCAACATAAATACCCCTTTCGGCATTTTCGTCATAAACCATGCTGCTGTATTTTTGAGCGTCAGAAGATAAGACCACTCTTGTACCAGAACTCAAACTACCGTCTGAAGCGTTTACAGTGATCTCATGCAAATAAAACTTATTGCTTTGGTTATCGTCCGTGTAACCCGCTACGATTTTATTTTGAGACTTATCGTAATATAGGTCGGGGTACTTTATTGTGTCGTTAAATATTTGATTTGACGTACCAACTGAAATACTAGTTGATCCGGGCGACCCTGATGGTTTAACCGCTACTAGTCTAGGTTTACTAGTTACGTCAACCATCATCATTACAATCCATTCACTGTCTTCGTCATACACCGCTCGAACTGGGTTACCTTTAGTGCCGTACCCGCCAAGACCCAAACTTGCTGTAGTTTGTACAGTGGCGCTTGTCCCATTACTCGCAATCGTCAATGCTTGCACATAGTTCTGTTCGCTTTCTTGTATAAAATACATAGTGTAATTTGTAGGAGGATGAAAACAGGTCACCATTTGATTTCCTGTTTGGTCATTGCTTAGAACATTTAATGTTGATCGCAACGTAAAAGTGTTGCCCGATAAAGTAGCACAAAGAAGTTGAGGGTAGTAATTAGTTGTGTTTGAAGAACTCCAAAAATGAACGTTTACATTTGTGTCATAACCCGCCCAAAGTCCGTAATAAGTAGGGAGTTGTGCAGCACTATATTGCGCTTGTGTTCCCGCGTCTTCAGAGGTTGCTGTTTCGGATACTTGCGTAACCTCACCATCACTTTCTATAACCACAGGTTTTTTGCTTGCTATTCCACTACCGCTGTCGGTAAAGGTCAGTTGTTTTGCCGCTGCTCCTGCGGGGAGTAGATCAGATAAATTGCTCACGATTGATACTCCAAATTAATTGCTGTGGCTGACAGGGCTTTACCTATTTTTACTGCGGGTGAAGTGGAAGTAGTACTAATGCTTCCATCCGCTTGCACATAGTAGTCACTGCCCGGAGTCAAGGAACTTAACCCTGTCGAGGCTATGCCGCCCTTCATTGTGATGTTCCCACTAGCTGCGCTTGAAATAGCTGCGTCTGATATGCCGAGGAAATTCGTTGAGGTAAGGTTTGTGGATAAGGGAGCTATCATTCGCACACTTTGGTATCCATTGCTATCGGTACTTAAATATACAGACTCTTGCTCAGTTGCATTGTAAGCAAGCGCTGTATCATAAGTCCCAGCATCGACAGTGAGCACTACTGTATTTTGTCCAGCAGAGGGTGTAGTGCCGCTTATAGAAACGTCTGTCATATACGCATATCCGTTCGCTTGGTTTCTATAGACAATAACGCTTTTGTTTTGGTTGCTATCGAAAGTAGCTCCTAAACTATCGTTTGTTGGGCCTATCCCTACGACTGAATAATCAAGTAACGTAGTTGCTGTGCCAAAACTTATTGTATTCGTGCCGCCGCCTGTCACTGTACCCACAGTAGCCACGAGATCATTAGAGCCATTTTCAAACACGATCAATACTTTGTCTGCTGAAGTATCGTATGTCATTTTAATATCGTTGCTTGTTGTAGGGCCGCTTAAAGTGGTTTGTGCTCCAACTGTTAATGTAGCTGTAGACGATGATCCACTGACAGTACACACACGAGCATGAAGCCCAGAATTGCTATAAGCTATAACCATTCGATCAGTATCAGTGTCATAAACTATATTTGCATAGACTCCATATACTGAATTTACAGTTACTTCAGAGCTGCCCATCACCACACCCGTGCCTGAAACTGTGCCTACCCACGCATAGGTGTATTGAGAACTCCCCGTGTTGTAGACGATAACAAAATTGTTTGTATCTGGATCAAAAGCAACATTAACTTCACCAAAATAAGTAGTGCTTGTTTTCACATTGGTTGTAGTACCCCAACTAATTGAGGCGCTCGCTCCAGTGCCAGAAATTGTTCCTATCCTAACTTTTAGTGTGAAAGGATTACTTAGACCTTCATGCCAAACCATTATTACTTTGTTGTTTGTTGTGTCGTAGGCGCAACATTGATGAAAGGGTCTGCCGGTAGCATATTGGTAACTGGACGATGATACTGTCACAGCGGAACTAGCAATCGTTAAAACAAAACCTTCTCCTGTGTGTGTGCCACCACTGTTGTCATCGTTTATCCCTGCAAATGCTTGAGAACCCGTTGTGCTGCAAACAGTCGGATAATCTTGCATTGGCTGTGCAATTACTTGCGTTTGTGAACCGACTACTGCCGCAGAACCGCTCACCTCACTCACTGTTCCATCACTGTTCAAGACAACAGGCTTACCGGACGAGGTGACGTTACCGCTTGCCGTGAAACTTACTTGCTTCCCCGCTCCCGCAGGAAAAAGATCGCTTAGATTCGTCATCCTGTGTAATCCTTGATATTAATTTGTGTGGCTGTGATTGCTTTACCAATAAGTTGGCCGTCTGAACTCGTTGTAATCGTACCGTCATCCTGAACATAGTAATCGGAGCCAATCGTCAGACTTGACTGCGCTTCGTTACGACTACCCCAAGTATTAATCGTGCCTGTCGCTGTGTCGCTGATGGCTCCAGAGGCAATGCCTAAAAGGTTAGTTGAGGTGAGGTTACTGGATGTGCCACCAGTTTTACCAAGAAATACATAAGCACTAGAAGAACCATTGTCACCTAAAAGTAAAAAATGTCCATCAAGATCGTCAGCTTTTGATACAAAAATTGATTGGTACGCATAAGAGTCCATCGTCGTATTAGTACCGAAACTAACCGCATCTCCAGAATAAGAACCAATTCGACCAAACGGGTGCTTATCATAACTTCCACCTGAAGAATTAGTAGTCCAAATAGTTATCCATTTATCAGGAGTTACAGTTGAGTTATCCAGCATTTGCATAAATGAATACTTCAGTGCATTATCGCCAGTAAGAACGTTATGAGTTACCCAACTACCGTAGCTAAACGATCCACCACTTAAGTTACCTATGCGCTGAAAACCTTGTCCCACTACACTTACATTAGTGTCTCTAGTAGCAGCTAACACAAATTTAGTTGAAGTTAAATAAACCAAATTCATATTGTAGTAATTGTTTTCATACGTATATGAAGTTTCTACTGCGTTACCTGAAGAAGTTGCGGTTATTGTTGAACCACTAAGGGCTATATCGGTTATATATAAATTTTTATTTGAATTATTGTTTTGAAAAAGCAACGCTTTACTAGAATCGTAAGGATTTACTTTAAAAATAAATTCACTACTGCCCCGTGGTTGAGTTGAATAAGGTATTGTTGTTGACCCCGGCGCAGTTACTGTTGTTCCAGAAACGGTAACGACTCGCATCTTTACGGCTGAAGGGTCATTAGCCCAAGCAGCTAAATAATTACCAGTGGTTCCTATAGCTTGAAATCTGTTATGTGTCCCATTACTAGAATCAAAATTAGCTGTCTCAAACCTATTAGGAGTTCCCCACGAAATACTTTCACTACCTGCACTACCAGAAATCGTGCCAACAACAGCCGCAGTGCCGTATGCCGAAGGAGCGTTTGATCCGGGCATAAATAACATAACAAATTTATCAGCGGTACTTGGGTCAAAGGCTATGGCGTGGTTATAAGCGTTATTTATACCTGATACACCCCCTGAATTTATTTCGTTCCCTACTGATAAACTAGTTCCTGACCTTATTACAAACCTAAAACGTATACCCGCAGTACCCGAATCATTGTAATAGGAGACCAGCCATCGGTTGGTATTATGGGGATCAGCAGTGCATTGTAGTCGCATTATTGAACTAGCACTAGATTCTACAGTGACCCGTGACCCTAAAGGTAAACTGCCACTTGCCGTGCTTGTAGCGACTTGAGCCGCTTTACCCGCAGCGGTAAAGATTACAGGTTTCCCTGACGTTATATTCCCATCAGCTACAAAATCTGTATTGTTTTGTCCTCCTCCTTGAGGAAGAAGATCAGATAAATTAGCCATTTATACACTCCAGCCAATAGTCCCGTCTATATAGGTCATGGTTATCTGAGCAAAGTCTTTGTCAAACGTTAAATCAGTGCCACTTGACGCTATATTGCTACCGTTTCTGGCAACTGTAAAACTACTTGAAGAGGCGGTATAACCTGCTTTAATGGTTATCGCATCTCCTGCCGAAGGGCCAGCAGGTAACGTAATCGTAATACCTCCAGTAGTTACAACTATAAAATCTCTGTTAACCGCTGAATATCCTGTGCCTTTTATTAAAGGAACAACTGCACCGCTACCACCATTAGCAAATGGCAATACACCTGATACAGCAGCCGTTAAACTAACTCCCGAAAGTGTGCCGCCTAGCGTTAAGTTTCCTGTACTAGTTACTGTACCTGTCAGAGTCAACCCGTTAACGGTTCCAGTTCCAGCTACCGAAGTCACTCCATCGGCTGCAACATTAGCATTAGCGTCTACAACAGCAGCTCCTGCTCCTGCTCCATCTAGGTAAAGAACTTTAGTTTGCCCTGTAGGTATGTTTACAGTAGCTCCTGACCCCTGCTTTATAGTTATGGTCTGACTGCCTGTTGTAGCATTCTCTATCCACATAACCCGCGAAACAGTGTTTGGCGCTATCGTAAGTTCCCTAGTCGTAGAAAGAGTTGCTGTAGAAGTAACTTTAAAATAAAGCGCACGAGCAGGATCAGCAGAACCATCCGCTACAGTAGTCGTTTGGTTACCATCTGAACCAAAACAATCTTGAGTGTTATACCCAAGAGAATCAGCAATAAGTTCTAAATTAGTATTAGTACTAGTACCCCAAGTACCGTCCTCATCGCCTGTAGTAATTTCTTTAAGTCTTAAATTATTTACATAAGTAGCCATAATATATTCCTATGCTGCTTTGTTTACATCTACCCAAATAGGTGTTTGAGAATCATCTATCGTAGTCCAACCACCTCTACTTATTGTTCCTACCGCGCCCGTGCCACTTACACCTGTAGCTACTATGGAGCCACCAAATGCAATAATAACAGGCTCAACTCCACCTGTCCCCGCCACTCCAGTTATCGCAGGTAGCACTAAATCAGTAGGTGCTCCGACAGCACTTGTACCAACTACCCCTGTAACAGCTACAATCCTATCGTAAGCTGGAGTAGCCGTACCGACAGCACCCGTACCACTTACACCTGTAGGTACAAATAAATCTCCTACTACAAGCGCAACCGCACCTATAGCGCCTGTACCACTTACACCCGTAGGAGTTACGGAATCTACTACGCTTATTGAAGTAGTTCCTACTGCACCCGTACCACTTACTCCCGTTGGTACTTGCACTCCACTGTATGCAGTAGTTACAGTTCCTACACTACCTGTTCCTTCAACACCTACGGCTCTAAACAACCCAGTGCGGTTTATAACAACACTACCTACCGCACTAACTCCCTGTACTCCAGTAGGTATTACAGACCCTCCTATGGAGAATCCTACAGTGCCTATTGCTCCTGTAGCTGATACGGAAATATTGACATTATTTCCCCACGAGCCTTGGCCCCACGTACCTGCGCCCCATGTAGCTCCAAGCCCTACAACCTTATCAGTCATTCAAGACCTCTAGGCGATACGTATAATCGCAGTAGAAGCACCCGCAGCAGGGAACTGGATTTGAAAATCCCCTGAACTTACTGTTTGATCTCCACCAAAACTTAGCACTGCACACGCTGAATTACTGTTGCTAGTGTTATAGATCATTGCTCCACACGTTGTGAAAGAAGCACTTGACCAAGTAGTGTCAGAAAAATCACAAACAGCCGTAGTGCTAGAAGCAACCGGAGTTACGTTAGTAAGAGTGTTACCCCCTGCACTATAACCTGAACCACTTGCCTCATCACTGTTTCCAGTAATATTAGTGTAATTAGTGCTTGCAGCTCCGTAAGTTCCTGAACCTGCTGATGCTGATTTAAGCAGTGCAATCTTCAAAGTATCCGCACCGTTTGATAAATCATGTAGCCCTTTAAGCAATTCAACTTTAAAAGTCGTGGGCATTGCTGTTGCTATCGTTATTGCCATGTTATATCTCCAATAATTTTACAAGTTCCGAATGCCCAGCATCGCGGAATTGGTTTGCCAAAGTTGTGCGGTCTGAACGAATAGCTTGTTTCATATACTCAACCAGTACCCCACGGATTTGATTTTTAAACGCTTCTGCCTGTTCCACAATAAAAGGATGGCTATTACCACCCACATAAATTATTTTATCCAACGCCTGTTCAGCTAACTCTTCGGGAGTAAATCCTCGCTTAGATATAGTAGTAACCTTTACGTTACCTATTTCTACAATACTTTCAGAACTTAACATCAAGCTGTCTCCACTTTAACTTGACCGCCTCGGTACGTGTCCTCGCGCAATTTACCGTCACCCAAATTTTTAAGTAACGCTAACGATTGTGCGTACATATTATCGTAAAGAGCCACCACATCTGGTTCTCCTTTTTGGAATCTAATTGCTTCTACTAAAGTACCGTTTAACAATGCTGAATCAAACTCTGTGCCTAACCATGTAGTATTAGCGGTTACTATAGACTCTGGATAATAAGCAAAGTGTATTTCTGCATCGAAATTAGCGTTAGGAGTTGGCCCTACTATAAAACTAGTTTCGTCAAAAATAGCATAATGCACAGGCACTCCTGTCGTAGCAGGATTAGGGTAGGCTTCTCGCATAAAGTTTACATCTTTATCCAACAAATAAATGTAATCACTACCACTTATTACGGCTAAAGAATAAGCATACAAAAAACCAGAAGGAACTGTTAAATACTTATTACCATTAGTTAATGAACCTGTTTGATTCTTCCGCAACGCAGGTAAAGAAACAGTAGTATATATTTTTTGCTCTGCTTGTTTGGTAAACATAGCAAGCTGATCATCCGTGAACGTTTGCTCACAAATGTCATTAACGTTTGTTTTAAGCTCTGTGTAGTTCACTACGCCATCGGACCTCTTGCTTTAGTACCCTTAGTAGCCGCACCATTACCACGAGTTTCTACTCCACTTGTCTTCATATCTATAGGCTGATTAACTTGTGTGCCGGGACTGTAAACTGTAGGTTCATTTGGAAACTCTATAATCTTAGGTGCTTTTTTGCTTTCTTTTTTCATTTTAAATACCTCTTACGGTGTATTAGCTTGACCGCCCATACCACTATGAGCAGAGCAATAATAGTATAAAGTAGGGGCTGAACCAGCGACTGTTATTTGTGTATACGCTCCTG